ATCCGTTGCAGCACTGTAGTCTCCAGAAATTAGGAGCTCACCAGGCTGACGTTTCTTCAAGAAGTCCTTAATCACATTCTCATTGACAGTTTGACCGATGAGGCAGAAAACGCCCTCACGTCGCAAGTTGTCGTGCATCCACTTCTGGACACCATGAACGGTGTAGTAAGCCATCGCACGACCCTTCGTAACACATCGTACCTTGAGAGGCTCAAGCACGGTAGCCACCATGGCAGTCATCTGACCATCATGTCCTCCGGAGAGGACACGAACGTCACCGACCAACCGACGGTAGCCCTCGAGCTCGAGATCTCGAGCAAGGAACAACATATCACGCCGAGATGGCATCAACCATCCGCGTCGCTCTTCCACCAGACCCGGTCGCACTTCCAACATAGCGACAAGGTCATCTGGTCGAAGATTCAGATTCCTACGAAGGTCCTTGAATTGCCTCAGGGTATCAAACCCGGCAATCTCATGGACATGATTGTCAAAACCAGCAAGTTCAACCTCATTGACGAGGGCTCGGTGTTGACCACCTGAGCATCTGCCAGCCTCCCAGGCTGCAGATTGACTTGGTTCACACTGACGATCTCGGAAGCGAGTCCAGTGTGAGACAATCTCATCAGTACATTGCTCGATCCGGTGCTTCAGAGCAGGATCCAGAGGAGCAGACTGTTTCGCCATAGCTTTTCGGTGCTTTTCCAAAGCAGCCAAAATGAAGCTCTCAGGCACAGTGTCGCATGCACGTTTGCATTGGAGCAGCGAGTAAAAGAACTTCGCTGTGCGACCGGAAACAGTTAACATGTGCTGACGAAGATACCGACGAACCGAACCGATAAATAGGAAGCCGTCCCAGGTAGGGACGTCCTTTTCGGGTAGTTCATCGTGTAACATCTTCGCAAACCAGTACGACGTGACATACTTCAATCTCTTGATTGCAAGCACGTGATCCATCCCAATTAGGGGTCGTACGAAACTCAGGATTGATGACACAGTATTCTTCTCCATAAATCTGTCGTCAAAGTCCCTCATCGTCTCCAAGAGACCGAGAAGGACATTCAAACCTGAGAGTGCAGCTCGGTCAACGATCATCGTAATCTTCTCACCAACTGAGAACGACTGATCTTGACCCCTGCAGGATTCCAACAGGACGCTATTCCAGCGTCCGGTGAGCTTGAAACCGGTAGCGGACAACACAAAGACCAAACATCTTTGGAATTGTCTGCTTTGCCTCAGAACACTAGAGGCATCAAGCGAACCGCGCGTCACCTCGACGCAAAGGGATCCAGTCAACAGACCAATAACCCCCATCAGGAAGGGCTTCATCCAATCATTCGCATGAATGGACGAGGTTCCCCTGAGGGAGGTTGCCAGCTGGGTATTCGAC